CTTCGTTGACTTCGGTGACTTTTCAAGCGTTACCCTCACCAATGACGAGGTAACGGACATCAGCGGAACTTTCTCCGCCTACCAATATGTGGTGAAGGGCAACTCATCTTTTGAGCAGGCATTCAACTCAAGCCGTGAGAATGGTACTACCTTCTTCACGCAGACGTTGAACCTGACCTTGACCAAACTCACCAAAGAAGACAACAAGGAGCTGAAGCTCTTGGCCTACGGCCGTCCCTACGTTGTTGTGGAGGACTACAACGGCAACGCCTTCTTGATGGGTAAGAACTACGGAGCAGAGGTTACTGGTGGCACGATTGTCACGGGTGCTGCTATGGGTGACTTGAGCGGTTACACGCTTGTGATGGAAGCACAGGAGCAACTGCCTGCCAACTTCATCAGCGGTGCTACGTTGAACAATCCTTTCGCAGGATGTTCTTCGGCTACCGATACCATCGTAGTAGGAACTAACTCTTAAATTTGGATGGGGGGCGCAAGCCCCCTACCTTTAGAGTATGAGTACCACTAAACGAGTATTTGCCAAGTTGTCGGCTCAAGAGCCGATGAAGGTAGAATTCGCAAAAGTTAGCGAACTTGCTTCTTTAGTAAATAACGCTCGCAATGTTGAATCTGAAATGGTTGATGCTTTTGTAAAAGCAAGAAACATTAGCAAAACAGGAATCCAAGCGGGCGAGAAGCATCTTCAGAATCTAAAAGAAATAAATAGATTGGCTCAAGATGTTAAATCTGCTTCTGAAGAATTAGGAATTGATGTTTCAAGCGTTAAAGAGTGGAAAGAGGCAAATGACTTCCTAAACGGAAACCCCGAACGCCCCACTCAAAATATGATTGAGAAAATGAAATCCTTATTTTAATAATATACAATGAAACACATTTTTTCTAAAATCTCCAAGATTGGTGAGGAAGTTCGTGCTGCCGAAGTGATTAAAGTAGAATTGTCTTTGGCAAGTGACTTGCGCAAAGAGATGGAGGTAGTAAGCAACGGAACAAACCAAGCTTTCAATCTTATCTCACAGGCGGAAGTTCGTTTGCAAAAAAGCCTACAAGACCACAAGCGTATTCTTTCCGAAGCCGAGAACGGACTTCGTTTAGCAAAAGACTTGGGTGCTGATTCTTTGGTTAGTGAACTTGAGAAGCTTGTGACTTATTCAAAAGAGAACATCAAGTTTGTTCAAGATTCTATTAAGAAGCTTTCATCAATTGGATAATTAAGTATATTTGCGTTAGCAATTCGCAAGAGTGGCTAAACGTGAGAGGGATGAGGGGGCGAAAGCCCCCTTTTTCATTACAAAAACTTTCAGCGAGGTTATTTACTTGAGATGCATATTCTACAAGTATCGGCTTCGCCTCAATCAATTACAATCATCCCACGCAGCTTCCCTGCGAGCGTTACGATTGCGCTGATTGACGAATCAACAAACGACACGGCAACACCTGCGGTGACTGCTGCCTCTGCGAATGGTTTTATGACCCTTACAGGCACTTTCTCGTTGGTCAATAACCGCTTCTATGGTTTGAAGGTTTTTAACGCAGGAAATCTAATCTATCGTGATAGGGTTTTCGTAACTTCACAAACCGAATACGACAAATTCACGGTCAATCAAAATGTCTACACCGAAGAAACAAGCTACGACAACGACTACATCATCATCTAAAGTCCACGTTGTCAATTTGAGTTCCTACACCACGCCCAACATCAGCGAGGTGCAGGGCAAGGATTGGGTTCAGTATGGTGATGACAACAACTACTTCCAATACCTGATTGACCGCTACAACGGATCACCAACCAACAACGCCCTCATCAATGGCGTAGTGGACTTCGTTTACGGCAAGGGACTGGATGCTACAAACTCTGCTGCAAAGCCGAGTGAGTACGCAGCGATGAAGACCTTGTTCAGCAAGGACTGCGTAAAGAAGTTGGTGGCTGACTACAAGATGATGGGTCAATGTGCCATCCAAGTCATTTACTCGCAAGACCACAACACGATCGTAGAGATTGAGCATATCCCTATTGAAACGCTCCGTGCAGAACGCTGCAACGAAGAAGGTGAGGTTGAGGGCTACTACTACGCAAAGAGTTGGGAAGAAGTAGCAAGCCGCAGAGAACAACCTGTACGCATACCAGCATTTGGTACAAGCCGTGAAGGTCTTGAGGTATTGTACATCAAGCCCTACCGAGCAGGATTCTACTACTACTCACCCGTTGACTATCAGGGCGGACTTCCGTATGCTGAATTGGAGGAGGAGATTGCCAACTTCCACATCAACAACATCCAAAACGGCCTCAACCCTTCAATGCTCATCAACTTCAATAACGGAGTACCGAGCGAGGAGGAGCGCAGGCAGATTGAGATGCAGATTGCCAACAAGTTTAGCGGCACGAACAATGCAGGCAAGTTTATCCTTGCGTTCAACGACAATGCTGAATCTAAAGCAACACTTGAAACGGTACAACTATCGGATGCACATAACCAATATCAGTTCCTGTCCAACGAGGCAATGCAGAAGCTGATGGTGGCTCACCGCATCACTTCTCCGATGCTTTTGGGCATCAAGGATAGTTCGGGGCTTGGCAACAACGCTGACGAGCTTAAAACGGCTTCTATCCTGTTTGAGAACATCGTCATCAAGCCCATTCAAGAAACGCTGCTTGACGGCTTTGAGAAAATCTTGTCGTACAACGACCTTCGCTTGAACCTGTACTTCAAAACGCTTCAGCCGCTTGAGTTCACGCAGGACATTGAAACGCCAATGGATGCTGAAACCCGTGAGGAAGAAACGGGCATCAAGTTGTCAAGCCAAGAGCCGACTGACGAGCAGTTTGATGAGGTGTTTGCTGCTTTGGAAGAAGTGGGTGAGGTCATCAACGAAGACGAGTGGGAGCTTGTTGACGAGCGACCTGTTGATTACGATGCGGAGCAGGCATTGAGCAAGTATGCGTTTGCATCAACAGGCGCAGCATTCCCTAATGCTAAAAGCTCGCAAGACGGAGTAACGGAAGAAGGCCGTAGGTACAAGGTGCGCTACGCTTACGCTCCTGAATCACCATCCCTTCAGAAGTCCAATAGCCGTGAGTTCTGCAAGAAGATGATTGCAGCAGGCAAGGTCTACCGCAAGGAGGACATTGAGCGTATGGGAGGCCAAGCGGTGAACGCAGGCTTCGGCCCTGAAGGAGCAGCAACCTATTCAATATGGTTGTACAAGGGAGGCGCACGATGCCATCACTTTTGGATGCGCAAGACCTACTTGGCAAAGGCCGAAGGCGTAACGCCTGACGTAGGCAACCCTAACGCAGAGGTGAGTGTGAACCAAGCCAAGCGAGCAGGAGTAGATTTAGAAACAAATCCGAAGAAGGTCGCTCAACGCCCAACGGATATGCCAAACAATGGTTTCCTACCTAAATAAAGAATAGATATGTCAACTGCCCTTTGGATTAAGCGAGAAGACCTTGTACGGCAAACTGCGTTGGGAGGCAACGTGGACCAAGACAAGTACCTTCAATTTATTAAGGTCGCACAAGAAATCCATCTGCAAAACTATACAGGCACGAAGCTCTACGATAAGATTAGCAACGATATTATCGCAGGTACACTTGCTGACCCTTATTTATCACTTGTAAATGATTACTTGCAGCCAATGCTAATTCACTACGCTATGGCCGAGTACTTGCCTTTCGCTGCGTACACTATTGCCAATGGCGGTGTATATAAGCATACAAGCGAGAACTCAACAAGCGTGGAGAAGAACGAGGTTGACTTCTTGGTTGAGAAGGAGCGCAACATTGCGCAGTACTATACTGACCGCTTCATCACATATATGAGCTACAATCAGGCAACCTTCCCTGAATACTACTTGAACAACAACGCTGATGTGTTCCCTGACACGGATGCTAACTTCAGCTCTTGGGTTTTATAGTATGGCAAAGAAAGACACCTACAAACCGAAGCCGAGCAACATTGTCAAGCTAAAAAGTTATTTAGGAGAGAATGGGAATACAAGGCGATTGGGGACAAGGAGCAGCAAACAATGACATCTATTGGGGTCAGGCTGCTGCAACGAATAGCATCTCTTGGGGTGTTATTCAGCCTTTGTCGTATGGTCACCCTACGACTAACTTGTACGGCAACAACGAGCAGGGTGCTTGGAATTTGATTGCTGAAATTTGGAACACTTGGAGTACAACTTGGAATAACTAATGGGAACAACTTTAACGGGGACTACCCCACAGGACACCTACGATAGCCTAATTAAGGTTACGGATAACGGGCCGTTAAGCGGTACGGCTAAATACCTATCTGATGGCTTGGGCAATGATTCGGCTCTTGCGGTTTCAACCTCTGCGGTTGGTATTGGAACAACAAGCGGAACAAGTAAGGCTAATATATTGAGTTCAACTGTTGCTCAAACCGTTTTAACTCTTGAAGGCAATTATTCGGGTTCGGGTTCTGTTGAACTGCTTGAATTTAATCGTAGCGGTGGAGCAGTAAGTGGAGCAATCAAGTATCAAGATGCGGACACCGCAATGGCCATTGGTACAACCACCTCTCACGCATTTATTTTTAATACGGGCGATGCAGAGCGTATGCGCATCACCTCCGCAGGCAAGGTAGGCATCAACACGACAAGTGCTTTAGGTCAGTTAAACATTAGAAACGAAAGTGCGGGAGCAACGACAAATGCTTTGGCTTTATATAACAACCCCTCAAACACCGAAAACACGGGCGTTGCTATTGAGTTCTATCCGAATGTTGGCGTTGATGATAGGTGTGCAAGAATTAGTGCCGTAAACCCCACAACTACGGGGGAAAATGTTGCCGATTTAAGATTCTTTACTTCAAATAACGCAGCACCAACCGAGAAGCTACGCATCCTTGCAAGTGGTGGTATAACCTTCAACGGGGACACCGCAGCAGCCAACGCCCTTGATGATTACGAGGAGGGGACTTTTACTCCGACTACTTCAAGCGACCCTACGGGTGCGTTTTCGGGGACTACGGGTGAGTACACTAAAATCGGTAACGTAGTTCATTTCCGCATCGTGGTTGCAATTTCATCTAACTTCGCAGACAACTTTGTTGGAGGCTTACCTTTTACAGTAGGCGGAAGTAGTTCGGTTTCAGCTTTTTCAGGGGCTTTTAATGTTGCGAATGAAAATTTTCCTGACATTATTGCAACCACAATAGCAGGACAAAGCTACATTCGTTTTTACACTAACAATGATACGAATAACCAAGCCCAACCCGCTACAACTTGGGGTACGCTGCGCATTTTTGGTTCATACCGAGTTTAACAATTAACAATTAGAAACAATGATTGAAGAAGTAATCTACATCAGCGCCTTCAACGTCAAACTTGACGGAACGATTGAAGTACGCAAGACCACCGATGTAACCAAAGATGGCGCAGTTATCGCCTCATCTTATTGGCGCACGGTGCTTCAGGTAAACGACCCCGCAGCCGATGAGGTATTGGGAGCAGAAGGCTACTACCGCCAACTTGCTTCTGATGCTTGGGCTATGGTTCCCGTTCCTACGGAGCCATTGGTGGATGTAGTCGCTGAAGGCGGAGAAGCCGAAGCATAAACTATCTTTGGGGAAAACAAAACCCAATGGAACATTTGACACAACGCTTGGAGGCATTGAAGCAGCAAGAGGCGAACCTCTTAATGCAACTTGATGAAGTCCGTGTACTGATTCAGGCCTACGAGAATACAATCAACAAAGATGACAAAGGAGTCGGCTGATTCAGTTATCACCTCTTGGTCTTTAACAGGAGCAGGACTCCTTGTCGGCTACGTTCATCAAGTATTGGGCTTGGCGGTGCTTTTGGCATCGCTTGCCTACACCTTGTGGAAATGGCGAAGGGACTACCTCAAAGAGAAGAATCGTGTTGATTGAGCGTATTTGGAAAGATCCAAAGACAACAGTATTAGGCCTGCTTATCGTAGGCCTTTGTTTTGTTTTGGTGTTTTATGAGAAGGCTACCCTCACGGAGGTATCTGCGTTCCTGATGGGAGCGTTTGCACTTATGTTTTTAAAAGACCCTAACGATGGCAAAGCAACAGGCGGTAAGTAATCACGTCAGCAAGAGCAAGAAACGAGGCAAGCATTCAAAGAGTGCAAGCAGCAACAAGCGGAGCAAGAACTACAAGAAGCCCTACGCCTCACAAGGCAAGGTGTAATTCCCTAAAGTGTAAAGTCGGCTGAACATTTGGGAATTGTCAAATCGTGTTAACGTATTCGGATATTTGCCGAACTATCGTGCAGAACAATGCACATTAAGCATAATGCAATGACCAAGAACTTTACTCTTGCCGAACTGACCAAAACGTCTACGGGCCTTCCTAACGAGCTTCCGAAGCATTTGGAGGGAAACCTTCGTGCGTTAGCAGAAAACGTCTTACAGCCTGCAAGAGATGCGTTAGGGCCGATACAGGTAACGAGTGCGTACCGCAGCCCCGAAGTCAACAAGCGAGTCGGAGGTGCAAGCAAGTCGCAGCACGTTCAAGCGCAAGCGGCAGATTTGAAGTTTCACGGAGGCAATGATGTGTTATTTAAGTGGATTGCCCGAAACCTTGAGTACGACCAAATCATTTGGGAGTTCGGCAATGATGTAGAGCCTGCGTGGGTTCACGTCAGCTACGTAGAGGGCAAGAACCGAAAACAAAAACTAAAGGCAGTAAAAGTCAATGGAAAAACCAAATACCTCCCCTTTTGATGAATGGCTCAATGAACTTGAAGAAA